CCGCCCGCAGCGAACCCCCTCGCCCACGGTGAAGATCCCGGGATCGTTCGCCCACGGCGACGTCATGCTGCTGCCCGACGGCCGGATCATGCAACGCACCGGCAAGGACTGGCAGGACATCAGCTAGCACGGCACCACCGCCCGCCGCGCCGCGTAGCAACCAAACGGCCCCCTGCCGCCGGCCGGACGGCATGCGGGGGCCGTTGCGTGGTCCGACACTTCTACGGCGGGCCGGTACCGTGCCGCGATTCTATCTGGGCGGTGGCCTGATGGCCAGCCCGTACTACGCCGACGACTCGGTTGAGCTGTACCTGGGCGACTGCCGCGCCGTCCTGCCCGACATCGACCCGGCCGACTTCGCCGCCCACGTCCATGACCTCCAGCACGCCGTCATGGCCCGCGCGGCGGTCCGCGCCTACCCCGACAGGTACCGGCCATGACCCGGCCACGCATCGTGGATCTCTTCTGTGGTGCTGGAGGCAGTGCGGCCGGTTACCAGCAGGCCGGCTTCCACGTCACCGGCGTCGACATAAGGCCCCAGCCGAGGTACCGCAGCGACGCCTTCTACCAGGCCGACGCCCTTGAGTTCCCGCTGGACGGGTTCGACGCCGTCCACGCCTCACCGCCGTGCCACGACCACACGCCCCTATCGGCCCTGGTCGGCAAGGACGACACCGGGTGGATGCTCGCCGCGACCCGTGACCGCCTGGCCGCATCCGGACTGCCCTACGTGATCGAGAACGTCCCCGGCGCGCGGATGCGCCGGGACCTGAACCTCTGCGGCGCCATGTTCGGGCTACGGACCTACCGGCACCGCTGGTTTGAGCTGTCCTGGTTCGTCATGCAACCGGGCCACCCGCCGCATCTGGTCCGCACCTCGACGAAGAAGCGGCGGGCCTGCTGGGATGCCGGGCTGCACGTCTCGGTCACCGGCGACGTCGGCGTGTACGTCGGCAGCCAGGCCATGGGCATCGACTGGATGACCGGCGATGAGCTCTCTCAGGCCATCCCGCCCGTCTACACCGCCTTCATCGGAGCTGAATTGCTCAACCACCTGACCCGCGAAGAGGCCACCGCATGACCATCAACCAACGGGACATGGGGGCCGGCTGGCCTACCGTTCGTTCCTTCGTTCCTCGTTCCGAACGTCCAGCCAGCCGGCCCCCATGTCCCTCGGCCCCGGCGACGACCAGGCGCCTGGGAGCGGCCCCGTGACCGGCCAGCCCCGCGGACAGCGGCACGACCTGGTCCGCCAGCACACCGTCCCGGTCACGGTCGAGCTGCACCCCGACGAGATGGACTGCACCGAACTGGGCGAACGGGCCGGCCAGGAGTTCGCCAAGGCAGCACTGGTCTCCCAGGGCGGGTTCGTCCTGCGCTCGTTCTACCGGGCGTTCGGCCGGGCGCTGCCCCTGGCCGCGCTGCTGGGAACCCTCGTCCTGGCCGGCTGCACACGGAGCGACCCGACCACCGCGTTCCCCGCCTCCCCGCCCACAACCGCCACGATACCGGCCACCAGCTCAGCGGCGTGCGCCCGCGCGCCCGACGACACCTGCGCCGCCTGGGTCGTCCGCGTCGTCGATGGCGACACCCTGGCCGCCCGCCTGGTCGACGGCAAGACCGAGACCGTCCGTCTGGTCGGCGTCGACACCCCCGAGACCCACCATCCCACCAAGCCCGTGCAGTGCTACGGCCCCGAGGCTGCCGCCGCGACCGCCCACCTGGTACCGCCCGGCACCCGGCTGGTCCTAGTCCTCGGCCACCAGCCCCGCGACCGCTACGGCCGGCTCTTGGCGTACGTGTACGCGCCCGAGGTGCTGCCCGGCGGCCGGATGCTGAATGCTGAACTGCTGCATGGCGGATTCGCGAGGGTGCTGCCGATCCGGCCCAACACATTGCATGCCAAGGGCTTTGCCGAGCTGGAAGCCGACGCGAAGGCCCACAAGTGGGGCCTGTGGGGTGCCTGCCCCGCACCCACGACAACCACGAAAGGGACACCATGAACCTCACCGAGATCTCCCGGCGCCGAGCAGCCGTGACGCCGGGACGGTGGAGGGCAGAGCCGCCCCGCCCGTTCGGCGGCAACACCGAGATCGTCGTTGAGCGCGAGGTGGACTCCGACCGCTGGATCGTCACCGTCTTCGAGCCCGGCGACGCCTCCTTCATCGCCCACGCGCCCGGAGACGTCGCCGACCTGCTCGCCGTCCTCGAACCGCTCGCCGGCTACCTCCACCACGACCAGCCCGTCGAGGTGCTCGCCGAGGTCGTCCAGGCCATCCGCGAGAGCCACGAGCGTATCCCGTTCATCACCGAGGACTGGGCGAGCGAACGGCAAGACCGGGAGTTCTACGAGGGCATGCTGCGCGAGTGCGAGCAGGTCATCGGCCCGAAGGCCGATGGCGATCCGGCCCTGCGTGAGCTGGCCGGGCGCCTCCGGGCCGTTTTGGCTGATGAGGATCAGGACGCCGGCCCGATCATCGGAGGTTGATGCCATGATCGAGCAGGACGCGAAGCCGCTGGGCCAATGGTGTGTATGTGACCTTTTCGGCCGGCAGCGCGCCGCCGGGTTCCTGACCGAGGTCAAGGTCGCCGGGCAGGACTTCCTCCGCCTGGACATCCCGGCCTCGGGCGGCCACCAGGCCCGCACGATCCACCTCAACCCCTCGGCGGTCTACTCCTGGGAAGCGGTCGACGAGGAGACCGCCCGGCTGGTCGCCGCGATGGACGCCCCGGCCGAGCCGGTCAGCACGTGGAGCGCCCGCCGAATGATTCGCGACTCCGCAAGCCAGCCCGCCATCACCGCACCCGATGACGACGACGACACCGATGACGAGGAGCCACTCTGATGGCCATGACCCGACGAATCCTCCTCGCCCTCGCCATCGTCGCGGCCGCCCTACTGGCCGGCTGCAGCTCCTACAACAACGTGCGTGGCCGCGGCGACGCCGACGTCGGCCAGGTCACCTCCACCCCGGTCGAGATCATCGAGTTCCCCGACTGGTTCGCCAACGTCGCGCACCACTGCGACGGGCATGGCCATAGGATCTTCGTTTCGACCCGTGACGCACCGCCTGTTGTGATTGCGGACACCTTCTGCCCGGGAGGTGCACGATGAAGACGTGCAAGGAGTGCCAGCAGGCCAAACCGCTTATGGACTTCTACCGGTCCAAGAGGATGCGCGATGGCCACCGGTCGAAATGCCGTGCGTGCATGGCGACCACGCGCCGCGCGAAGTACCGGTCAGATCCTGAGTATGCACAACGTGCTCGGGATCGGGCGCGTCAATGGCAAGCGGAACACCCGGAACGGCTGGCCGAGAACCGTCGCCGTGCCAATGCGAAACGTGTCCACGATCCCGCTGAGCACCGTGCGCGGTGGCTGCGTCGTAACTACAGCATGACGCCAGAGCAGTACGCCGACCTGCTTACCGAGCAGTCCGGGCGCTGCGCGATCTGTCGGGTGGCTCCACTGGGACCGCTTGTCGTTGACCACAACCATGACACCGGAGAGGTCAGAGGGTTGCTCTGCGACTCCTGCAACATGGGCCTCGGTCGATTCCGGGAGGACGCCGAGACGCTCCGGGTCGCGGCTGAGTACCTCGATGGCCACCGGGTCTACGTCACCACCCGTGACGCGGCCCCGGTCGTCTTGGACGATGCTTCCTGCCCCGGCGGGGTGGCCAAGTGAGCGGCCGAGGACAGGTCAGCCCAGCGCGCACCGTCCCGCCGCCGGTCAGCGACCGCGTACCGGCCCCGCCGTCGCGTCCTGCCGAGGCCTTCACGCCCCGGCCGTATGTGGATTCCGTCCGGGCATGCGCGCTCGGCAACGCCATCGAGGTGGCCGGGGCCATCTTCACCCGCGCGGCGCTCGAGGACGCCGTCATCAAGGGCTGGATCATCTCGCTCGCCCGCGAATTCGAGGCCTACCTGGACCCTTCCGTTGCTCGTCCGCCCGGGCACGGTCCGGCCCCCGATGACCCCGAGGGGAGGTGAACCGCATGAAGGACCGCTCGAAGCATTGGCGGACGCGCGTGGCCGTGGCCGTGACCCTGGCCGCCGGCGCGCTGCTCGCGCTCGCCCCGGCCGCGCTGGCCGCCGACAAGTGGATTTGGGCCTAGTCCGACCATCGTTGGGCGGACCCCCGACAGGGTCCGCCCCCTGCACCGGAAGATTCGGAATATGGCCTCTGACCTGCTAGAATACCGCCATAGAGTGGCCCGGCGCGGTGGCGACCGCCCGGGCCGTGGCCGACACCCCATGGAGGTGCCGAGCATGGCTGATGCTACCGAACGCTGGCTTCCCGTCGTCGGATATGAGGGCTGGTACGAGGTCAGCGACCACGGACGAGTGCGGCGGGTCGCCCGTGGTTCACGCACCAGGCCCGGGTTTGTCCTGGCCCCCAGGCCGACGAGACAGGGATACCGGCAGGTCGCCCTGTTCCGGTATGGCCAGCGGCGTGACCGAAAGGTCCATCAGCTCGTCCTGGAGTCGTTCATCGGCCCGTGCCCCCGAGGCCATGAGTGCAACCACCAGGATGGGGATAAGGCCAACAACTGTCTCGGCAACCTGGAATGGGCGACCCCGAAGGCCAATGCTCAGCACGCAATCAGGCTTGGCCTGCGGACGGGTACGCACACTCCCAGGCTCACCTGGCCACAAGTCGTGGAGATCAGGCGTCTCGCCGGCCTTGAGCCAGTAGAGATGACGGCGGCTCGCTTTGGCGTCTCGGAATCCACCGTCTATGCCATTCGTAGTGGCAGAACATGGCGGCGCTGACCCACCCGCATGCCGGCCGTGTCCGCCCACGGCCCCACCCGATCCAAGGAAGGAGCCGCCACCGTGTCCACCTGGGGGGCGAGAATGGAAGCCTTGATCGTCACGCCACGACCCGACCCGGCCACCCTGCCGCCCGCGCCGCCCGGCGTGGCCCGCTGTGCCCAGCCGATCATCGGGGTGCCCAACCGGGACCTGCCGCCGCTGGTCGTCCCGTGGCACGTCGCCCGCCGCCGCGTCTGGACGGCGCGGGCCTGCTGGGCCGTCGTCGTCGCCGGCCCGGTCCTTTGTGCCGTGGCGGTGGCACGGTGAGGACCGTCTACGTGTCGATCGGCAACTCCGACGGCAAGCTTCCGCCGCGCCGCTGGGCCGAGTTCCTGGCCATGACCGACCGTGCCATCTGGGAAGTCTTCGGTGGCGGCACCCACGGCATCTGGTACTCGCTGCCGACCTCGCGCTACCAGAACGCCTGCTGGTGCTTCACCTACGAACCCCATGACGAGCCAGCCGCCGAGACGTTGAAGGCCGAGCTGGCTGGCCTTGCGTCGCGGTTCGATCAGGACTCGATCGCCTGGGCCGTCGCCGAGATCGAATTCCTCACCGCGATGCCGAAGGTCGGTGCGCGGTGATCCGCCCCGTCGATCCCGGGTGGCTGGCCCGCTACCTCGCCGAGCCCGCCACCCCGACGGTGGACGTGGTCGGCTACCGGCCCGCCACCGCACGGATCTACAAGTGCCCGCTGCACGGTACCGTGTGGGCGCGGCCCGGGGTGCCGCCGTGCGACTGCGACCCGCACCTGGACGCCGACCCGTGACCGCCACGCTTGGCGTGGCCGAGGAGACCAGTATCGAGGTCTGCCGCGAGATCGGTTGCACGTACCGGCAGCTCCAGTACTGGGTCTCGAAAGGCTGGATCCCCGGCATGCGGTTCCACGGCCCCGGCAACAAGCCCGGCTATAACGAGCCCGGCTGGACCCGAGCCCAGGTCGGTGCGGCCAGGCACGTCAAGTTCAACCTCGACCTCGCCCGTGCGCTCCTGGCCGACCCGACGACCGGTGCCTCCGAGCACCGTCGGCGCCTGGGAGACCCGAAGGCCAGCCCGTGACCGGCCACGTCCTCGACGTCGCCTGGTTGTGCCCCTGCGGCCAGCGGGTCCCGGCCGGCGAGACCGTCTGGCCCTATGGTGAGGCGTGGCGGTGTGCCGCCTGCCTGCCCGCACCGGAGGTGACGCCGTGGCGGCGCAAGCAGAAGCCGTCCCGTCGCTACGCCACGGGCACGACCCTCGAGGAGCTGCTCCGAGAATGACCCGCTGGTCTGCTCCCGCCAGACGCGTGCGCTGGTGGTTCGCCCACGTCCCGGGAAGCGTCTGGGTCTTCCGCTGGCTCGTCCTGTCTGGCTCGGTCGTCAAGGACGTCGCGGCGACCAAGCGGGCAGCCGGGCGGCGCCGCCGAGGGCGTTCATGGACGGTGGTGCGCCGGCCATGACCCGCTGGGCCGCCCTCGCCGCCGCCGGCTGCCTCACCGCCCTCGCCGGCATCTTCTGGTACATCCGCTGCCTGGAAGACCGGGCCCGCCGTGTCCACCTCGCGTGGCCGCTGAGCCTGTTCGCCGCCGGCCTGCTCACCGTCGCGGTCGCGCTGGCCGGCGCCGTCGAATGGGGCGACTAGCGTGACCGCGCCCACCGTCCGCCTCGTCGTGTGGCAGGGGCCCCTGACCGGCCGGTTTTGGTGGCAGGCCTACTCCCTGCTCGCCGGCCGCACGCCGCTGGCCGTCGGCGGCCCCGCCGCCACCCGCGCCGACGCGCTCGCCGCCGGCCGCGCCCGCTACCCCGACGCCGTCGAAGCCACCACGGTCGACCCCGCCGGATGGGTCTACTAAAGGGAGGTGACGCGATGAGGACCTCGAAGCTGCTCGCCTGGCTGAACCTCGCCGGCCAGCGGCACTCCGGCCTGGACGGCCACTGACGCCGGCGGCGCCCCCAACCCGAAAAGGGCGCCGCGGCGGACCAGGCACCCGCGGTCCGACGGGGCGGTCGCCAGCGATCCTACCGAACGGAAGGCGGCCGCATGGCAGACGCGCGCGACCCGTTGCAGGCCGACCTCGACCTCACCTTCAGCCTCTACACCCAATTGGCCGCCCGCGTCCCACCCGAGTCGCACCCCGGCGCCGGCCGCCGCACCCCACCCGCCAGCCGGCCGCCGCTACAGGTCGACATGGTCTCCCACATGGCCGACCTCGAACGCTACACAAGCTGGTGGATCGCCACCGCCCGCTACCTCCTGCAGCCCGTCACGAAGGTCGAGCTCACCAAGCGCGAGGGCGTGGTCTGCCCCTACTGCGGCGCCGACCTGGTCGCGTGGCTGCGCAGCGCCGACCCTGACGCAAGCGAGATCGTCTGCACGGGACTGGACCACCTCGAGGTGGACGGGCCGCGACGGTGGCAGTCGTCGGAGTGGAAGCGCCTCGGCGTCCTGGCCGGCGTCCACGACGACGCCCGCTACGGTGCCCGCCCGCCGTGGCAGAAGCTCGATGATGCGGCGTCCGGTTGACGCACATGGCAAAATCCCTGCTAGTCGGGTGGAGTGCGCCCATGCCGCTCCCCGCATCCCCCGCCCCGCAAGGGAAAGGAACCCACCATGCGACGCCTGCTCTGCGCTGCGCTGCTGTCCTGCGCCCTGATTCTCGGCTCTGGCCTGGCCGCGTTCGGCAATCCCGGCCCCGGTGACTCGAACCAGTGCGCCCCCGGCCAGCACGCTGGCCCGACCAGCCCGCCGCCCTGCCCCAACAGCAAGTAGCCCGACGGCCGGCCCGCGAGCTGCGGCCCCTGAACATCTCCTATGGCCAGAGAGACCTACACCGCAACGGTCGAGTCAGGCGAGTGCAACCAGTTCGCCCGCCTCGATCTTGGCGAGATCCATCTCTGGCTGTATCCGCAAGAGGACGGCACGGTCATCGTGGAGACCGAGGAGAAATACTGAATCCCCCATCGCAAGAGAGGAACCCCGTGCGCCGCCTATTCCGTGCTGCCCTGCTCGCCGCCGCTATCACCGCCACCACCGCTATCCCCGCCCTTGCCGGGTCGCCCCACTTCGTCGACGACCAGACCACCTTCGCCCAGACCGGCAGCACCCTCACCGTCACGTTCAAGGAAGCCGGCCTCGGCGACGAACCCCAGGTCGACTACCTCCTCGACGCCACGTTCCAGTGCGTCAACCCCGGCGGCAACGACCCGGCGGCCGGCAACAAGCAGTCCTTCTCCACCGCGGCGACGCTGCCGGTCCAGAACGGCCAGGTCTCCGGCAGCCTCTCGGTGACCGCGGTGCTGCAGCCCAAGTGCGAACCCCCGATGACGGTCAAGGTCGTGAGCGCCACGCTGACCGACACCACCAACAACCTCAGCGTCACGCTGTAGCCATGCCGTGAGCAGGTGGTCAGCCGACAGCTGGTGGTACCGCACCGCACGCCGCGAGTTCCTCGCCGCCTGCCCCGTCTGCTGGCAGTGCAGCCACCCCGGCGCCGACGAGATCGACCACGTCATCGCCGCATCCGTCGCCCCCGACCTCCGCTTCGAGCCGTCGAACTGGCGGCCCAGCCACGGCCACCGCGGCTGCCCCGTCTGCAACCGGAAGTGCAACCAGGAACGCGGCGCCAGCCTCACCCTGCCCCGGATCACGACGAGCCGGGCCTGGTAGGCAGGGGGGGGAGATCGGACGACTCGAACCGGACACGGCCCCCGACCCGCTTGCCAGCCGTGCACATTTTGTGTGCCCCCGTGAGCCGGGAATCGGACATGCCTGACTTCGGGCCGGTTGAGACGGCGATCCGGCGGGACCTCCGCAAGCTCGGCCTGAGCGTGCGGGCGCCGTCGGGGCTGGCCGCGACGGCGTTGGCGTTGGCGCAGCTGCTGGACGGCGAGTGCCGTGGGGTGTGCCGCCAGTGCGACGAGGAGATGAGCTTGCGGGTCGATGCGAGCGCCAGGGACATGGCGGCGGTCGCCAGGCAGCTCACGGTGACGATGGAGAGCTTGGGGCGGCGCGGTGACCGCGACTCTGGACAGGGCTTCGTCGCTTCGCTGCTCGCCCCGGTTCCCGATGCCGAGGGACCTGAACCGCAAGACGCGCGGAGACGCCGCGTACGGCGAGCCCGTGGCTGAGTGGGAGGGGAGAGGCTAGTCGCTTCACTGTTCGCATCGGCTGGTATAATAGCCGCATGACCAGCGAACTCGTGAAGCCATGCCAGGAGTGGTCTGGTAGCCGAACGAAGAAGGGCTACGGGCAGGTCCGCGTCGGCGGCCGAACTCGGCGGGCGCACGTTGTCGCCTATGAGCGAATGCATGGTGCCGTCCCAGCCGGACTGGAAATCCACCACCGCTGCGAGAACAGGGCATGCGTCGAGGTAACCCACCTCGAAGCGGTCACGCACCGCGAGAATTGCCGTCATCGCACCGAGCAGATCTCGCACTGCCCGCAGGGCCACCCCTACGACGACGCGAACACCTCAGTAGATGCTGAGGGCCACCGGCACTGCCGGACGTGCTCTCGGGAGCGGACGCGGGCCCGGCGCGGCGGCCTTCGCCGCGCCGTATCCACCGCCGAGGCGTGCCCTTCCGGGCATCCTTGGACTGAGGCGAATACGGGGCGGTTCCTTGACGGTCGTGGCAACCCACAGCGCAAGTGCCGGACTTGCGACCGAGAGCGAGCGCGGGCCAAGCGGGCTCGCCTGCGCACCTAGGTGGACGACCCCGAGGACCGACCGGCCGACACGCGGCGGCGAGCTGGCCCGGTTCGCGGCGGCGTTGGGGACGCCGCTGATGCCGTGGCAGCGCCACGTCGCCGACGTCGCGCTAGAGACCGATCCCGACACGGGCCTGCTGGTCTACCGCCGGGTTGTCCTGACGGTGCCGCGGCAGAGCGGGAAAGCTTTGGATGCGGACACCGAGGTTCTGACCACCCGCGGGTTTGTCACGTTGCGGGATATCCGCGAGGGCGACGAGGTCTTCCACCCCGATGGGCATCCAACGCGGGTGACGTTCGTCTCGGACATCATGCACGGCCACGACTGCTACCGGGTCACGACCACGGACGGCCGCAGCGTGGTTGCCGATCGGGACCATCTGTGGACGGTGGAGGACCACCTCGCGGCGCGGAGCACGGGCTCGCGCTCGGATCGATCCCGTAGCTTCCAGTGGCGCACCCTGCCGACCTACGGGCTGGTTGGTGGGCTGATGCGGCAGGAGAACCGCACGGTCACCACGGGCGGCAAGCAGTATGCAAGCCGCGAGTTCCGGTTCCGCCTACCGTCCCAGGGCGTGTTGAAGTCCGAGCCGGTCGAGCTGCCGATCGACCCGTACCTTCTCGGGTACTGGCTAGGCGACGGGCACAGCGCTGCCGCTGTGCTCACGGTCGGCGATGAGGATCTCGCCGCATTGCTTGAGCAGATCGTCGCGGCCGGCTACATCCACGGGCAGCCGCGACGTGACCGTACTGCCTGGCGTGTCCGCCTCGGCATCACCAAGCTGGGCCGGGAATGCTCAGTAGGCGGCTGCCCGCGTCGGGATATCGCGCGCGGGCTCTGTCCTAGCTGCTACAGCAGGGCTGCTCGCCGTGGCAACCTTCCGGAGGTCCGTTCCGGGGATGGGATGCAGCAGCGGCTGTGTGCGCTTGGCGTCCTCGGCGATAAGCACGTCCCGGACATCTACCTGACGGCCGGCACGGATCAGCGGTTGGCGCTCCTACAGGGCTTGCTCGACACCGACGGCTCCATCTCCATGGGTAGCAGCGGAACGGCTCGGGTTGAGTTCTGCTCGACTCGCCAGGTGCTTGCCGACGCGGCGCTCTACCTAGCCCGCTCGCTGGGCTGGCGGGCCACGATCCGGGAGAACGCCGCGGTCCTGAACGGCCGGGAGGTAGGCCGTCGGTGGCGGGTATGCTTCACACCCGAAGCCAGCGATCCGATCCCGTTCCGCCTTCCCCGGAAGCTCGCTCGCATCCAGGCATCGCGGGCCCGGGCTGGCGAGCTACACGCCGTCAGCCTCGCCAGCATCGAGCCGGTGCCGTCGCGGCCTGTGCGGTGCATCAAGGTCGACTCGCCTGACGGCCTGTTCCTCGCTGGCCGTGATCTGGTTCCTACGCACAACACGACGCTGCTGCTGGCCAAGATGGTTCACCGGGCGCAGGCGTTCGGCCGTGCGCAGCGGATCGCCTACACCGCGCAGACCCGGTTGAAGGCCAGGGAGAAATGGGAAGACGACCACCTCCCGATCCTTGAGGCGTCTGCGTTCCGGCCGCTGTTCACGGTGCGCAAGCAGATCGGCCAGGAGGCGATCCGCTGGCGGAACGGGTCGATCCACGCCATCGATGCGCCGACCGACGACTCTGGGCATGGCCCGACGCTGGACCAGGGCGTGATCGACGAGGCGTTCGCCCGGGAGGACGCCCGGGTCGAGCAGGCGATGGCGCCGGCGATGATCACCCGGCCGCAGCCCCAGCTCGATGTGGTTTCCACCGCGGGGAAGTCCAAGAGCCTCTCGCCGTACCTGTGGGGGAAGGTGGAGGCTGGCCGCCTCGCCGCCGAGGCGGGGCTGACCTCGGGGGTGGCGTACTTCGAGTGGTCGGCGCCGAACGACGCGCCGGCGGACGACCCGGCGACGTGGTGGGCGTGCATGCCGGCGCTGGGCCATACCGTGACCGAGGCGGCCGTAGCGGCCGAGTTCGCCTCCATGGACCTGGGCGAGTTCCGCCGTGCCTACCTGAACCAGTGGCTGGACGAGACCCCGGCGGAATGGCTGGTGATCGGCCAGGCCGCGTGGCAGGCGATCCGTGACCCTGCCAGCCAGATCGTGGACCGGCCGGCGTTCGCGGTCGACATGACCCCCGACCGGACCTGGGCGAGTATCGGCGTGGTGGGCTGCCGTGCCGACGGCCTGCGCCACGTCGAACTGGTGGAGCACCGCCGCGGCGGGTCGTGGGTCGTGCCGTGGCTGCGCGAACGGGTCGACCGGGCTGACCGCTGGTCGCCGTGCGCGATCGTCATCGCCCCCTCAGGGCCGGCGAACTCCCTGATCGCCGAGGCCGAAGCGGCCAGCCTGGAGATCCTGAAGCCGTCGGTCGGCGAGATCGCCGGCGCGTCCGGGGCGTTCTACGACGCGACCGGGGCGAACCCGTTGGTGGATGAACCGTCGACGGTGCGTCACCTCGGCCAGGGCGACTTGGACGTCGCCGTCGCGGGGGCGCTCAAGCGGGATCTGGGCGACCGGTGGCTGTGGGTCCGCAAGAACGTCGGTGTGGACCTGTCGCCGCTGCCGGCGGTGACGCTGGCGTTGTGGGGTCATGCCGTGCGCGCGCACCTCGGCGTCGAGGCCCTGCCGGCCCCGGAAATCTTCTGAAAGGCCCCCAACGGCCATGATGGCTCGCCGGATCGTGATGATCGCCTGCCTCGTCGCCGGGATCGGCGTGCTGGCCGGCGTGGGGTGGGCGCTGCTCGCCGCCGGGGTCCTGGCCGAGGTGGCCTGGCCCCGTGAGCAGCCCGTGTGGCTGCCAGCCGTCGAGCGGCGCGCCCGCGCAGCCGTCGCTGCGGCGTGGGCCGCGCCACGGCGGGCGGTCGCTGCGGTGCTCATGGCTGCCGGGATGGTCGCGGTCCCGGTCGGGGTGCTGCTCGCCGCCGGTTTCGGCGTGAGCCTGGTCGTCGCCGGCGCCCTCGCCGGCGGGGTCTCCCTCCTCGTCGGGTGGAACGCCTGAGATGGGCTGGCTCAGCCGCAAGGACATCGGCCTGCAGGTTCCGTCCGGGGACCAGGCCGTCATCCCGATGCCGCCGTTCGGCGGCGGCAAGCCGAACCTCGACGGGATGCTGTATCCCGACTCGTCCTACGAGACGTTCGCCCGCAACGGCTACGGCCGCAACGAGCTCGTGTTCGCGTGCATCAGTGAGAAGGCGCAGTCGCTGCCGCAGTCGGTGCTGCGGGTGTACCCGACGTCGGCGGGCGGGGAGCCGTTGGAGGGCCACCGGCTGCGGCAGCTGATCGCGCAGCCGAACCCGATCACCAACGAGTTCGAGTTCTTCGAGCTGTCGGTGACCTACCTCGACCTTGCCGGGAACTGCTACTGGCTCGTCCAGCGGGCCCGTGACGGGCTGCCGGCGGAGCTGTGGCCGCTGCGCCCGGACCTGGTCCGGGTCCTGCCGAGCATGGACCCGCGGGTGTGGCGCTACGGCTACGTCCTGGACCCGTCCGCGGCCGCCCGCGGGCAGGATCCCGAGGTCGTGCCGATCCCGGTGGGGGACCTGATCCACATCAAGTACCCCAACCCCCTGGACCAGTACTTCGGGCAGGCGCCGCTACGCCCGGCGTCGCGGGCGTCGACGTTGGACAACGCCGCGACCGACTTCGTCGACGGCCTGCTGCGCAACGACGCGGTGCCGCGGGTGGTCGTGACAACGCAGCAGGAGATCGACCAGACCGTCGCCGACAAGCTCAGGGCGATGTGGCGGCGCAACACCCGCCGCGGCGAGCCGTCGTTCCTGCAGATGGGCATGGACGTCAAGGTCCTGGGCCTGAACCTGCGGGACCTGGAGTTCCCCGACCTCCGCACGATCAGTGAGTCGCGGATCTGCATGGCGCTGGGCGTCCCGCCTATCCTCGTTGGCGCGAAAGTCGGACTTGACCGTTCTACGTTCACGAACTACGGCGAGGCCAGGGTCTCCTTCTGGGAGGAGACGGTGATGCCGCTGCAGCGCCGCTTCCTCGAACCGGTCCGCACCCGGCTCCTTCCGGAGTTCTCCGGCGTCGGCCGGGCGCGGGTGGAGCTGCGGTGGGACAACAGCCAGGTCCTGGCGTTGCAGGAGTCGGAGCAGGCCCGCTGGGACCGCGCGACGAACGCGCTGGCCCGTGGCGGGGTGACCCTGAACGACTTCCGCCGCACCGTCGGCCTGGACCCGGTCGGAAACGGGGATGTGTTCCTGATGCCGGCCGGGGTCGTGCCGATGCCCGCCGACGGCGAGCTCCAAGCCCCCGCCCCCGCCGCCCCCGCCGCCCCCGCCGCCCCCGCCGCCCCCGCCGCGACCGGCAGGCAGCCGCCGCGGCTGGCCGCGGCGTCCTACGCCGAGGCGTTCCTCGCCGAACACAAGCAGCTGGCCGCCCGCAACGGCCATCGCCAACTTGCAGGAGTGACTGATGGAACGTGAGCGGTGGCAGCTTCCGATCCAGTGGAAGGCGGCCAGCGACGGCAGCGGCGAGATCGAGGGCCACGCCGCGGTCTTCGGCAACGTCGACCTGCAGGGCGACCTCATCCTGAAGGGCGCGTTCAAGAAGACCCTGTCCGACTGGAGCCGCGCCAAGGGCAACATCCCACTGGTCGACGGCCACCTGGCCGACAGCGCCAAGACCCTGCTCGGCAGCGTCTCCTCCGCGAAGGAGGACGCGACCGGGCTGTGGTTCCGCGCCGGCTTCGCCAGCGACGAGGCTTCGCAGGCGGTGCGGACCAAGGCGCTGGAAGGCCACCTGACCGGCGTCTCGATCGGCTGGCTGCCGATGCCCGACGGCGTGACGTTCAAGCGCGGCGGCGACGGCGAGATCGTCCGGGTGCTCAGCGAGGTGCGGCTGTTCGAGATCTCGCTGACGCCGATCCCCGCCAACCCCGAGGCGCAGCTCACCTCGGTGAAGTCGGCCGGCACCAGCCCGCCGCCGGAGACCACGACCCTGGACTACGAGGCGTTCGCCGACGCGATGGGCAAGGCGCTCGGCCTGCCCGCAGTCGCGAGCAAGGCCGCCGTGGACGCCCTGCTCGGCGCCTATCACCCCGACGCCGGGGATGCAGCACCCCAGGAAGCCGGGCCGGCCGACGAGCCGGAACCCACTTCCGACGCAGCCGCCCCCACCGGCCAGCCTGACGCCTCCCCGGCCGGGGACACTGCGGCCACCCAGGCGGAAGCCGAGCACCAGGCACTCCGCCACCGCATCGACGACGCCACCGCGTACGCGTTGCGCGTGATCCACCTCGAGCCGCGCGACGGCGCACTCGTCGGCACGCCGCCTCTGGCACGTGCCGGAGCCCTTGCCCCGCTGGAGGTCGCCCAGGCGATGGGCGACCTCGACCGGCTCGAAGCCGAGCTGCAAGCGCAGAACGCGCGGAAAGGAAACTGAAGCGGTATGACCACGCGGGTGCAGGACCTGACGGACAAGGCGCTGAACTGCATCGCGCTGGCTCGGGCGATCAAGGACCGTTACGCGGACCCGACGCTGATGCCCGCCGAAGAGCTGGCGAACATGAAGGCGCTCAACAAGGAGGCGTTCCGCCTGCGGGAGCTGGCGACCGCCGAACGGGAGCACGCCGACCTGGAGTCGTGGGGCTCGGAGCCGGACGGCACCAGCCCGGCCCTTGCGACCAAGGCCGTCGCCGACGTCGCGCAGGCCAAGGCCAACGGCGGCGGCCCGGTCGGGGAGGCGTCCCACCGGATCAACGTCGAGCGGTTCGCCAAGGCGCTCCGCGGCGGCGTCGGCGCGCTCAACATGGAGGAGAAGGCCGCGATCGTAGAGAACGCGACCGGCCAGATCATCGTTCCCCACGACCTTGCCGGGCCGATCTTCCTGACCCTGCCGCGGCTGGGGGTGCTGCGCGATCTGGCGCTGGTCCGGCCGACCACGTCCAACCTCGTCGACGTCCGCGCGCTGACCAACGCGACCGCCGGGTGGGGCCAGCTCGAGCTGGGCGCGACCCCGCCGACCGACGCCGCCGTCGCGGCGACCGGCCCCAACCAGGTCACCGTCCAGGACCTCGTCGCGCTGGTCCAGATCGGCACCGACCAGCTGATGGACACCGACGCCAACCTCGTCTCGCTGGTCCAGGAGATCGTTGGGGCGAAGTTCGCCGAGATGGAGGACGACGCCTTCGCGGCAGGGAACGGCACGTCCAAGCCGTTCGGGCTGGCGACCAGGGCGACCGTCGGCGGGGCGATCCCCGCGGCGCAGGGCGTCACCGCGGCGGCGTCGGCGGTCAGCCCCGACCAGCTCAAGCAGATGCAGTACGTGATCACCGCGAGGTTCGCCAACCAGGGCGTCTACCTCGCCTCGGACGACGCGACCCAGGCGATCGCGCTGCTGAAGGACTCAACGTCGAACTACCTGTGGCAGCCGTCGAACCAGGCGGGGCAGCCGGACGTGCTGTTCGGCCGGCCGTTCTACCGCCTGTCGGGGTTGCCGTCGATGGCGGCGACGACCACGTTCGTGGACCCGGCGATCCTGTTCGGCGACGTGCGAAGCGGCTACATGGTCGCCGACCGGCAGCGGATCACGGTGCAGCGTCTCGACGAGCGCTACGCCGACCAGGGCCTGGTCGGGTTCCTGTTCCGCCAGCGCGTCGGGGGAGACGTAATCCGCCCGGCTGCCTTCGCGAAGTACCTGCTGTAGCCCACGTCCGCGGGCGGGGCGGAGGAGCCCCGCCCGCGGCCTCACACCAGGAAGGGAAGCGATGGCGACCCTGACCACCGACGTCGGCGCGCCGTACACGCCGGCGGCTGTCAACCTCGCCACCGCGCAGACCGGCAACGGCGCCACCACCAACACCATCGACCGGGGCGGCCGCACCGGTGTCGTCCTGCTCCAGATCACGACCGCCATCGGGGCGACCCCGACCTGCACGTACGCCATCGAGGGCTCCGTCGACGGCACCACCTGGTTCGCGATCCCGTATGCCGATTCGGCGACCCCGGGCACGGTCAGCGTGGCCACGTTCGTCATCACCACCGCGACCACGGTGCGCAAGTACCTGCAACGCGACGCGCCATGGCGGTACCTGCGGGTGACCATGTCGGCCAATACCAACGTCACCAACACGATCGACGCCTGGGTCTTCTGACGACAGGAGGTCATGATGGCCAAGCAGACTGCCGGACCGCCGGTCCCGCCGCTGCCGGACTCGCCCCGCAACGCGCAGGGCACCCCGGACGGCAACCCGTCCCGCGCGCCAGAGCGTCCCGCGCCGCAGGCCGACGGCAAGCCGGTCAGCCCCGCAGTCGCGCGGTCGCGCGGCAGCGCCGCCGTCGCCCAGGGCCACGGCCAGGGAGGGGGTGGCGGCGGGAAGTGAAGATCACCATCCACGGCCCGCTGTCCGGTCGCGACTGGAACGGCCAGATGGTCGGCTGGGCGCCCGACACCCTCATCGAGGTCGACGACCGTGATGAGAAGGCGGTCGCGTGGGCGAAGGGCTGGGCGGCGACGCCGCACGCGACCCTGGTCGAGGACGTGAAGGCCAAGGCGGAGAAGGAGCCCGCCAAGGAGCCGGCCAAGGCGGAGCCCAAGGCGGCGGCGAAGGAGCCGGCCAAGGAGCCCGCCAAGCAGACCCACCCGGCCGGGAAGTCGAGCAAGTGACTCCGGTCGCCACGGCGGTCTGGATCGACATCGACGCCGCCGAGACCGACGCCCAGCCGATCGCCGTCGAGTGCCCGACCTGCTACGCGATCGTGCGGACCCGCCGGCTGGACGACCACGTCAAGGCTGTCCACACGGCCTGATAGAGTGGAAAAGCGCAGCCCGGGGGACGTAGCGAGCGTCCCCCCGGGCCACTTCGATCCCTGGTTAGGAGGGACCGCGTGAACGATCGTACTGCCCCCGCTCCGGTGTGCGCGTGTGGCTGCAGCAACCTGGTCACATGGGACTCAAGCCACCGTCGCTGGTATCGCTACCGGCCTGGTCACTACCGGCAGCCTGCCACCTACAAGGATGCGGCGTGGCTGCGCCGCACCTACGCGAATGGGCAGACGACGTGGGAGATCGCCGCCGCGTGCGGCGTGAACCACTCCACCATCCTGAAGTTCATGCGCAAGTACGGCATCGCGCGGCGCAGCCGGTCGGAATCGCGGATGAACCGCCACCTGGGCCAGGCGAACACCGCCTGGAAGGGCGGCGTCGCCCAATGGCCGTACTCCAAGAACTGGACAGAGCTGGCCAACACGATCCGCGACCGTGACCGGTGGACCTGCCAGGACTGCGGTGAATGCCGGCAGCGTTGGGGGTCCGCGCTTCATGTCCACCACATCGATGAGAACAAGCTGAATGACGCCCCAGCCAATCTCATCTCGCTATGCGCCCTGTGCCACATGACTCGGCACGGCGCGAAGAAGGAGGTGATGCTGGGGTGAAAATCTTGTGGCACTCGGTGGCGCCATGGGCACCCACCTGACCGGCTACGGGACGCAGACCGGCATCATGGCGCCCCGCATCAAAGCCCTCGGCCACGACCTCGCCATCTCGGCGTACTACGGCCACCAGGGCTCGGAGATGGAGTGGAACGGGATCAAGATCTACCCGTCCTACAGCGCCTCATATGGGTCGGACGTGATCGTCCCCCACGCCCTGCACCACTTCGACGCCCACTCCTCCAAGAGCCTGCACGAGGCGTCCTGCCGCGGGATCATCGTCACCCTCGGCGACGTGTGGACGTTCGAGAGCCCCCTGCTCGACCAGCTCGCCGTCGCATCATGGGTGCCGATCGACCACCTCGCCGTCCCCGACGTCGTCCGCTCCTGGTTCAACGTGATGGGCGCCATCCCGATCGCCATGAGCCGCTTCGGCGAGCGGGCCTTGCAGGACGCGGGGTTCAGCCCGGTCTACGTTCCCCACGGCATCGACACCGCGACATTCGCGCCGGGTGACCAGGCCGCCGCCCGGCAGGGCGTGGGCTTGCCGGAGGATGCGTTCGTGGTGGGGATGGTCGCCAACAACGTCGGCCGGGACGGCAACCGCAAGGCGTTCGCCGAGCAGGTCGCCGCGTTCGCCGAGCTCCGCCGCAAGCACTCCGACGCGATGCTGGTCCTGCACTGCGACGTCGACCAGCCCGCCGGGATGCGGCTGCGGCCGTTCCTGGAACGGATGCTGCCGAAGGGCTCCTACACGTACACCGACGTCTACGCCTACCGGAAGGGCTTGAACCCGGCGGCGGTGGCGGAGGTGTACCGGGCCTGCGACGTGCTGAGTAACTGCTCGTACGGGGAGGGGTTCGGCATCCCGATCGTGGAGGCACAGGCGTGCGGCGTCCCCGTCGTGGTGACGGATGCGACGGCGATGCCGGAGCTGGTCGGCGCGGGGTGGAAGGTCGGCTACGAGCGGATGTGGCACGACTCCCAGGGCGGCTGGGCGGCCGTGCCCCGCATCTCAGAGATCGCCCAGGCGTACGAGGAAGCCTACGACCAGGCCCGCAGTGAGGACGTCCGGGCCGAGGCGTGGGCGTTCGCGCAAGCCTACGACGCCGACCGGGTCGTCGACCGCTACTGGCGGCCGGCGCTGGACCGGTTCGCCGACGCGTTGGAGCGCCGCCGCGAGGACCTGACCCGGCCGCCGGACCCGGCGCGGATGCCGGTGAAGATCCGGGAGGCGGACGGGCTGCTGTGGGTCGACCGTGGCGGGAAGGCCGGCGACCAGCTCGGCCCCGACCCCCACGAGCAGGATCTGTGGCCGATCCTTGAGGGGCTGCTGCCGGAGGGCGGGGTGTTCCTGGACGTCGGCGCCCACGTCGGCCACTGGTCGTTGCGGCTGGCCGCCAAGGCATCCCGGGTGATCGCGGTCGAGGCCAACCCGGTCACCGCGTCGACGCTGCGGCGCAACATCGCCATGAACGACCTCGGCGGCAAGATCAGCGTGAACGAGATCGCCGCATGGGACTCCTCGGCGATGCTCCGGCTGGAGGATCCCTACAACCAGGTCGCGGGCGGTTCCACCCGGGTTCTGCCGCTTCGTGACGGCCCCCTGAACGGCGATGGGGTCGTCATGGCTGCCCGGCTCGATGAGGTGCTCGCCAGCGGTGTGGACCGCCTCGACCTCATCAAGCTCGACGTCGAAGGCGCCGACATCCACGCCATCGACGGGATGGCCGGCCTCCTCGAACGGTACCGGCCGGCCCTGTTCGTCGAGCTGCACGACATCTACGGGTACTACACCCGCGCCGACCTCGAAGCGTGCCTGGAACGCGTCGGGTACGAATGGGAGGTCGCTCACACCGTACCGACGACGTGGATGCCGGACGGGACCAGCGACGTGGTCCAGCAGGCCGACTACCTGCTTTGCACCCCCGCGCCGGTCCCGGCCTCGAAGGACTAGTCGCCGGACGGGTGGCTCGAGCCGGGGCCCCGCGCCACCCGTCCGGCGCGGCATGCTCGCCGCGCCCGGCCGCGCCCGCAGGGGCGGTCAGTCCTCGGCGATCCAGACGGCCACCTCGGCCGCCGTCGCCGTCGCCGAGCCGCCCAGGGCGTTCTGGGCGGCGAGAAAGCCGGACGGTCCGGCTGGTTACTTCCACCCCTCCAACTGTTCCCACGACGCCTGCGAGGTATGCCCGGTGCCGCTGTCGGCTGACAACTTCGTCCAGGAGTCAACCGGCTGGGCCACCGTCGCGGCGTCGGCCACGTTTGCTGTGACCCTGCCGGCGGGGACCGCGGTCGGGAACACGGTGCTGGTCGTTATCACCAGCAACGTGTCCAACCAGATCCTCCCTCCCGGCGGCTTCATCGTCGATTTCTCCTCGGTGCTGGGCTCCTCCGGGTCGACGGCCAACCGCAAGCCCGGGGTGGGAGCTGGCGAGTCGTCCTGGACGTTCACCAACACCTCGGGCCTCTCGCGCAACGTCACCTGGTACGTGGTCGAGCTGTCCGGGCTGGAGCTGGTCCTGCCGCTGGACGCGACCGCGACCTCGGGCGCGTCGGCGGCGATCTCGGACGGCGGGACCCGGTCGACCACCACCACGCCGGAGAACTCGGGTCTGTCCACGTTGCAACTGGCCGTCTTCGGTTGGCGCAACGCGACCACCGCCGGCGCCGGCTCATGGTCGGGGTACACCAATGGGTTCTCCGAGGTCGTCGACCATGCTGACGCGGCCGGCTCGGGCGAGCACTACGGCCACGGGATTGCACGCCGGTTCGAACAGACGACGACCGGGGCGTTTGAGTCCACGGCGACGTTCGCCGGTCCCGGCGATGGCGCCTGGGCGATGCTGCTGGTCTACCGGGCGGCCGACTCCCCGATCCGGGCGCCGCTGTTCGAGCTGGCCGGGTTCGACTGGGGCACCGGAGGCGGCATTGCCAACACGACCTCGGTCGGCGAGGCCGACAAGCTGCTCGGCGCCGCCCCGACCGGGACGTGGGGCACCCACTACTTCATCCAGGCCGCGTCGGGTCGCAATGACGGGTACGGGCTGCGGATCGCTGTGTCGGGGGCGACCTGCTACGTGCCGTTGCGTATCCACCCGACCGGGACCTCGGCCCCGGTGTACGGGCTGAACCTGCGGATGGTATCGGCCACCGGCACCGTCGTGGTCGCCGAAGGCATGTGGACCAGCGGGTTGGCGACGCTGTTCCAGATCCTGTACGACGCCGCGGCCAGCAAGTTCGGGGTCCGCTGGGACACCGCCGGCACGCCTGCGTGGCAGTCAGGCACCACCGCGCCGGGCACGTGGGTGTGGATCGACCTGCGGCCGTTGTTGGTCAAGAACACCGCCGGGGACTTCGTGTTCGACTGGCGGCTGGAGACCGCCGCCGGGGTCTACACCGACCAGCCGGCGGCGACCACGACCAGCGTCGGCGCGACCGAGCTGGCGTTCCTGCGCCTGGGCGGCAACGTCGCCCAGACGATGACCTGCGACTACGACGACGTGGTCGGCTCCCGGTTCTCCTCGGCCTACCCGCTGGGCCCCCACAAGGTCGCCCTGGTCACCGTCGATCCGGCCGGCACCCCGTCAGTGAGCGGCACGGCCGCGAACTTCAGCGTGTTCACCTCGAACGGGACGTTGGCCGCGTGGAACGCCGCCAACGCCCGCAACGCCCTCGACGAGGTCCCCCCGACCATCTCCGCGTCGGCGGACGGGGTCTGCCAGACCGCCACGGCGGCGTCGGACTACATGGAGTTCCCGATGGCCGACCCGACCGTCGCCGCCGACGAGTTCGTCTCCGGCGTCCGGCTGCTGGCGGCGATGTGGGGCGGCACCGGCTCGGGCACCGGGACGCTCGGCCTGCGCGGCCACGACGGGACCACCGAGGCGGCGCTGATCCCGGCGACGACCTCCTATGATGCCGCGTCGCCGACGGCGGTCTCGGCGACCGATCCGCTGTGGCTGGCGAAGCTGTGGACCCCTGCCGGCGGGTGGACCACGACCAAGGCCAACGCCGCGGTCGTCCGGGTCGGGTTCTCCTCCGACGCGACGCCGGACATGGGCGTCCACGCCGTCTACCTCGAGGTCGCCAAGGGGAAGACCCGGACGATGCCGATGTTCGGGGTCGCCGGCGACGTGACCGTCGACGCCCGCCTCGACCCCAACTCGCTCGGGATCCGGAGCCTGTTCACGGTCACGCCGGCGGGGGGAGGCGCCACCCTGCACTATGAGGTCAACGCAAACCCGACCGACGTGACCGTCCCGGCTGCGAGCTCGGATGTGCAGGTCACCGACGCGCCCGACGCCGTGACCGTCAACCGGGTCGAGCTGCGTCCTGATGCCGACCCTGACCAGCCAGGCTGAATCGATGGCGATGCCGTTGGTGACCGGCGTCGGCGCCGTCGCGTCCGGCGTCGGCGCGATCAGCCCCGGCCTGCCGGCGTCGGTGTGGGACTCCGACCTGCTGTTGCTGTTCTGTGAAAGCCAGGACGCCACCGCGGTCCCCGCCGTGGCCGGCTACGCCGATGTGGCCGGCTCGCCGGTGTACGTCTCCACCGGCGCCGCGACCCGCCTCACGGTCCGCTGGCGCCGCGCCGTCGCCGGCGAGGCCGCCCCCACGGTGCCCGACGCCGGTGACCACCTCGTCGGCCGGATCCTGGGGATCCGTGGCGCGGCGATGCAGGGCAACCCGTGGAACGTGACTGCCGCCGCCGCGGACCTGGTGTCCTCTGTGACCGCGACGATCCCCGGCGCGACCACGACCGTGCCGGACTGCCTGGTCGTCGCGGCGTGCTCGACCGGGACCGACGTGGCCTCCACCGCCCACGCCAGTGGGTGGACCAACGCGTCGCTGGCGAACCTGGCCGAACAGGCCGACAACTGGGTCACCTCCGGCGGCGGCGGCGGCATCGCCGTGGCGACCGGGGAGCTCGCCGCCGCCGGCGCCTACGCGGCCACGACCGTCACGGTCGGGGTGGCGAACTTCAAGGCGTGCCTGTCCATCGCCGTCCGGGGCGCGCAGATGCTCGCCGTGCCCGTCCCCACCATCGCCCGGCCCGTCGGATAGGAGCCCAATGGCGCGCTACTCGGTGACGTCGAACAAGGCCGGGGTGAACACCGCCAACACGATCATGTGGCAGCTCCGCCCGGTCACGAACCGGTCCTACCTGCTGGAGTTGGGCTTGTCGGTGGCGGTCGCGCCGACGACCGGCCCGGAGTTCATCCTGTCGCGGTCGCTGACGCTGGGCACGGCCTCAGGCACGCCGGTCGTGCCGCAGATCGAGGGGTCGCTGGGTAAGGCGGCGACGCTGTTGCTGGACACCGCATGGTCAGTGGCGCCGACTACGGCGACGATCCCGATGCGCCGCTACGCGGTGCCGAACGCGATCGGCTCCGGTGTGGTGTGGACCTGGTATGACAAGCCGCTGGAGATCGACCTAGGTGCAACCTTCGCCATCCAGATCATCAACGGCAACGCGACTGGGGCCACTCTCGGGAACCTGGACATTTACGCGGTGATCGACGAATGAGCGGCTCCTCTGTCCCCCTCGGCTAGGCGGGAGGACCGGCCGTGCCGGCTATCTCATCCCAGTCGATGCGGGCGCTGTACCCGTTCCGTGACACCCACCACAAGAAGACCGTCCGCCTCCTGGCCCGGACGCGGCTGCTGGTCCAGCCGCCCGCGCTCGCCCCCGGCGCGCAGGT